GGGCTTTCAGCCAAATCGAATTGGATGATAAAGTCATCCTCTTTGCTTTGTATAAAGCCATTTTGTTCTACGTTAAAATTTACTTCAGTTTTTTAAACGTTTACTGTCGTACCAACCCAAAGTCTTTGTCGATCGGACTTTAAATTGATTGACTGGACCCTTGATCCGGTCCTTGTTGGAATTGGTAAAGTTCCAATATTCTTAACAGCCAGGTGAACGGCCCTGGTATTTACTCGCTCTTATTTGCAAAGGTAGCGCTATGACCGAATTGCATGAAGCAGATAATTTCTGTAAAGAGGCCGTCTTAGAAAACAGACGGTCCCACGATTCTATGGAATCACAGGATAAGGTATATGATTTTCCAAAAATACGTCCTATTATGAAAAAGTATTCGAAATCAATAATAATGTATTTCTCACGAGATGCAGTGGGAAGTGTGGTCAATAACACTCTTCCCGTGCCTGAAACAAGGTACGAAATGAAGTCCTCCCTCACTGGAGGCAAGGCTGCTGACAATAGCCTATTTAAGTCATTTGTTGGAGTAAGGTCAATGAGTAATATCTCAACCCAATGCACCACTCTTCCCGTGGAGATACCAGCATCACCGGACGCACACTACGCGAAACAGGTTTACGATAAATTGCCTTTCGAGGCCAAAATCCACTATCTTCTTAAGGATCAGTACACTCCCCAGGCAGCTGTACCCCTCTCTGCACTTTTTAACTTGAGGGAACATTTACGCACACAGCTGACTGATGGAGCCATGTCCAAAATTGAAGGTATCTGTGCGCTTTACATCGCACTATCTAGCGTCTCTGACGCAACTGGGTTCCTCGCTGTTCTCACCCTATATGCGAAAACCCATTCTCAAACAGCTTTGGTGACACAACTCGGCACCATCGTTGAAAAGTTGTTCTCCGGATACTCGCCACAATCTTCAGGCGACAAGCCGGCATGGTTGTCCCAGATGAAGGACGCCTTGCACAACTGGAAGCTTCTCACTAATAATCCAGCATTTGCACAAATCTCGCGTGTTGTCTCACTTCTAGTAACACTAGGCATCATCGAGAACGCCACCGTCACGCTTGGAAACTTTGAGATCTTCGCTGTCGAAGCCCAGAAGAAACATTGCAATGCAGTGGATCTAATGGATGCCATAGTCGACACAATCACCTTCTTCGCAGAAGCTGGCTACATGTGCTTCGTCACAGGGTCGCTATCGCCACTTCTCTTCTCTTCCCCTAAACTAGTCCAAATGGAGGAGAAATATATTGCGAAGCTCGCCGAATGGGAGCATGCTCGGAATGGGAATCTTTTACGGTTCCTCAAGATGAGTGAGGCTCAGTTCGATAGGGAGCTCAAAGACTTGATCGAAGAGTTCCACCAGCTATACAAAACCACCCCGAATGGCACTGAGAAGAAAATTACTCAGCAAAAATGGGAGGCCCTGAACAAGATCTACACAGAATTCACCGCTATCAGGATCTCCGGTGGTCTACGTAAAGCGCCCCTAGCCGTTAAAATTTACGGCAATTCTGGTGTCGGCAAGTCCACTTTCGCCGATATCACCATGGCCACTGTACTTAAAGCCATGGGTGTTCCTAGCTCTGCCGATTATATTTGTACCATCAATGAAGCAGACCAGTATATGCCAAACTACCGCTCTTATATTACTGGGGTCAAGATTGACGACCTAGGGAATACGAGGAAGGAATTCTGGGAAGTAGCACCCTCAGAGTCCATTATTAAGATTGTCAACAACATCCGTGAATATGCAATCATGGCAGACCTACCCAATAAGGGCAAGATTTCGATCGAGCCCAGTTGTATGACGATCACCACCAATGTTGAAGAATTGCACGCAGGACTCAGTTCCTACAACGCAATGTCTGTCCTCCGTCGCTGTCATCTACATGTTGAGCTCAAAGTTCGTCCAGAGTTCCTCACCAATAACATGCTTGATTCCAGCAAAGTCATCAAGAAATTCGGCAATCTCGATCAGCTGAACGACATTTGGTTAGTCATGCTTAAACAACCAATCGGAGATGGCAGAAATGGCCAAGAATTTGGAAGTTGGCGCGTTACTCACGAAAACCTTTCTATCACGGAGTACGTCAATTACTTAGTTCAAGTTGCCAAACAACACAACCACGAACAATCTGTCCTCGTTGACTCATTCACTGAACCATCTGATATCGTCAACATCTGCCCAGAATGCGACCGCTGTGTCGAGACATGCACCTGCATCCCTGAGGTAGAAGAGGAGGAAGAATACGTCCCACACTTTGGTGAACGACTTGCCGGTCACATCACACGCAAGGCTCGTAAATTTAACCATTCACTACGCATCCATCAAAGCCGTGTCGAGACATGCGTCGAAGACATTGCTATCCGCACACTCCTCAAGGGACTTAAAATGTTTGAGGAATCCCCTTATGCTGTTTGGACATCGTGGATCCCACAGCAATGGATGGACAATGACCTTGTCAAATCCACCATACTTTCTTTTGGGGAAGACGTCATCGGACAAGACGTCAAGACCTACAGCAAGCGTATGATCAGCTTGCTTGTGGTCTGTGGGCTATTCCTTCTTAGGATTTTCGGTTCCCGTGCAGCACTGATCTTTATGCTGCTGGGCCTAGCCTACTATATGATTACTATCGCAGGAGTTATTGAGACAAAGAAAGAGGCATACATGGCTCGCCTAGTTGCCTCTCGTGATACCCTACCAGAATGTTTCAAGACTCTCCGCGACCAACACGTCAAATATGCCTGTGGTATGTTTGCGGCCCTTGGTATCCTGTATGCCGCCGCTCAGACCTATAAGGCACTCAAAGCCAACCTCTCATTTCAGGGAAAGCTCGCTCCTAAGTCGATCAGCGAAATTCGTGAACGCGATGCTGAAGCCGATGTATGGAAACAACCTGAACGAACTAAAATGATCCATAAAGGCAGCTTCGTCGATCAAGATAAAGCAAGCCGGAGCCTCCGCACAGCCATGGGACTTGTGACCATTGGCGATTCTTTTAGCGGCGCCTTCTGTCTTCGCTCCAAAGTCTACATCATTCCCTCACACATGTTGCCTGACAGCCCAACCAAAGCTGTCTTCCAAAGCGCCTCTGGCAGCATCTCCATGATCATTGAGAAAGAGAGCTGCTATGTCATCCCCAACACTGATGCAGCGTTAGTCTATGTACCAAATGCACAACCTGCAAAGGACATGCTCAAACATTTCGAGAATGACTATGTCCGCCACCCTGTCCACGCCACGATCCACGGTGTGGACCAGAACCTCAAGCACTTCAGGGATGACACCCTCTGGCATTTCACACCGGACGTACATAATGGTTATGCAGTATTTCCCGGTGCTTTCTATACCCTTCTTAATATGATGACTTTCGAGGGTATGTGTATGTCACCAATCGTGTCGGATTCTCTCGAGAAGAAGATACTCGGATTTCACATTGGAGGAGTGACAGATACACGCAAAGGGTGTGGGTTCGCCGTAACCGCACCTCAACTGGTAGCAGCAATGTCCCGCTTAGATGCTCTCAGTAAAACTCACATGCCAGCACCCCAGGCATCCGATCTCCCAGACACCATGCTGGGAAAGGAATATGCCATTAGTGGAGACATCCACCCTAAATGTCCCACCAACTACATCACAGGAGATCCAGCTGTCATAGCCTATGGTACCGTAGCAGGCAAGGCCAAATACGTCTCCCGAGTAATCCCAACACCTATCACTGATATTGTAACAGAAGTGACGGGTGTCCCCAATACCTATGGTCCGCCAAAATTCACTAATCCAGTCCTTAAGGAGGATGGTAAGTGGGACTCACAGAAATGGCGACCATGGTACGAATCATTAGAGGTATGTTCTAAGCCCTCAGTAGGTTTTCCACCATCAAAAGTGGATGCCGCCATGAATGACTACCTCACAGAACTCAAAGAAGTCTTCAACCGCGACAGAGCCCTTCATGTCGCAGAAATGAAGCCCCTCTCCCATCAGGAAACAATTTCTGGAATTGAGGGTCGGCGATTCATAGATGCCATGGTAACTAAGACATCTATGGGTTATCCGCTAGGAGGTCCTAAGAGAGACTATCTT